TCTAATAATGTAAAACTATTTAATAAAATTCTAAATTAAACACATTCGTTATATAAATTAAAAAATCATCAAAGGTAATTGTATAATGACATTGGAACTTAAAAAATTTGACATGCGTAATATTACGTTTAAGCCTGATGAGAATAAAGGACCCGTAATCGTAATGATTGGTCGCCGTGATACTGGTAAATCATATTTAGTGCGCGATTTATTATATCATCATCAAGATATTCCGGTTGGAACTGTTATATCGGGAACAGAAGCAGGTAATGGTTTTTATGCACAACACGTACCTAAATTATTTATTCATGAAGAATATAGCAGTATTTTAATAGAAAACATTTTAAGACGGCAAAAAGCAGTATTAAAACAAATGAAAAAAGAAGAAGCAGCTTATGGACGTAGTCGCGTTGATCCTCGCACATTTGCGATATTAGACGATTGTTTATATGATCAATCGTGGACACGTGATAAATTAATGCGATTGTTGTTTATGAATGGTCGTCACTGGAAAGTAATGTTAATTATAACAATGCAATATCCATTAGGTATTCCCCCGAATCTTAGAACAAATATAGATTACGTATTTTTATTACGAGAACCCTATATGACAAATCGAAAGCGTATATGGGAGAATTATGCATCAATGTTTCCAACATTGGAATCGTTTAGTGCAGTAATGGACCAAACAACGGAAAACTATGAATGTTTGGTTATAAACAATAATGCAAAATCCAATAAATTAAATGACCAAATTTTTTGGTATAAAGCCGAAAGTCGACCCGATTTTAGACTGGGTTCAAAAGAATTTTGGGAACTGTCAAAAGGAATTAATTCAGACGACGAAGACGATGCATATGACCCAAATAAATCACATAAAAAAAGTAAAGGACAACAGATCAACGTTAAAAAGACAAAATGGTAACATAAAAATCTGTTAATCTGCGTTTTCATTTTCACTTTCAGTATCAACCAGGTCATTATAATCACTATTTACGTTATTGTTATTATTTGTATTAATATAAATATTATCATCGCGTTCACTTTCGGTATCACTTTCAGTATCAACTAAGTCATTATAATGAGTATTTCTGTTATTGTTATTATTTATAATAATATTAATATCATCATTTTCATTCTCACTTTCACTACTATCATCTGTTTCAATGATTCGAGTGACTCGCATGTCTCTTTTAAATATATTAGTACATATGGGTTTTAGTTTTATAATTTGAATGTGATTATCTTTAAATTCTTCATTATCTTCTGTTTCGTAAAATTCTATGTATTTGTCATTCACTGGTGTTTGATAGGTTTTGTCATTATGTATAATGTGTTTTACTCTACCAAACCTATTATTATACATTATAAAACGTTTCATTTTATAAAAAAACAGAGTTTCGTAATAATTTATTTTAAAAAAATCATTACTATAACTCATTAATAAATACAATTTATAATATGGCGTAAATACATTAATAATTAATTTCTTATCAAAATCGGGAGACACGTGTAACTTATAACGGCGAATTTTTATTTCACTGTTAACAAAATCAATCATTCTCAAAATTTTTATATATAATACATTGGTTGTCAGATTACGTAGATCATCCTTTATAAATTGTTCCTTTAATAAACTCATATTATGCTCTTGAAATTCATAAATGTTAAAATCGACTTTAAAAAAATTATAAAGGATTTCATTAAAATATAACGTATCGAACTTCATCTTGAAATAAAAATTATATAAATCCGCTTTTGAGAAATGTATATTATTATATGGATTTTTAATGGGAATTGGAGTAATAAAGAAGTCGTCTCCTCCTGTCATTTTATCATTTAAAATTTTAAATATATCGGTCATTTTAAATAAATATTTTTTCTTATGTTGTACAATACAAATAACATTTTTACTGGTTTCACTTATTTCAGTAAATCCCATATCCGTATTTATCTGTGTCTTGTAATATTTATGTTTAAATAATTCCCGGAATCTTAATAACCCAAAATAACATTTTTGAACTGCGCAGAATATATCTTCCATATATTTTCGTTGGTTACTCGTAATAAACGGGTGTTCAATCCTATCCTTATAAAAACTAAATTTAGATTCAAACTCACTATTATATTTATGAATACATATATCTAAAAATACAGATTTGGCCCTTGCATAGTCATAGTCACTATCATATTCGTTTTGGGAAATTTCAGTTGATAAATTCATATAATGTATAAAATCGTCGTCATAATTTATTGGTTCATAATCCTTTTTACATTTTAACACTCGATAAATAATTTTTCGATATAATTCCATTATATAAAAATAATATTTAGTTTTATATAATTTAAACAACATTTTAATCACTCTTCGTAGAGTCATCATCCTTCACAGTGCGTTTCTCTTGGTCGGTCAATACATCTTTAACGTGCTGTTTAATCCCTTCGTCGGTGGCAACTTCCCTACTATCAAAATCAACAGTATCTGTTACACCCGTTAAATTACCATCTTCGTCAATGGTTTGTGTCAATACATTTCCAGATTCTTCCGCCTTTTTAATATTGTCTCTGATCGCGTTTTCCTTTGTTTCGCGTACACGTTTTTCAAATTCATCCTTTGCTTTGGACTCGTTTTTAACCTTTTCACTGTGCAACTGATTTAGCTCTTCTTCCATAAATTCAACACGACCAGTTTTGTACGCATCGGGGTCCCAGGGAATCCACATACCGACCGGTCCCACGAAAATATCGTGATTGGGGTCAATATCACGCAATGATTTACAACGACGCTCTGCTTCCTCCTGTGTATTATAAACCCCTCTCACTTTTAGTCCACGTACAGAAGTCTGGAATACATTTTTACGATTAAAATCTTCATTCAAACGTTCTTCGTTCTTATCCATAAACGTTTTATAATCGTCTTCAATAGTATTTTTTTTGAGATTACCCTGTTCCTCTTTTACAAATTCATTAAAATCGGCAATCGCAGTTTCAACATTTAGATTATATTTATAAGACATAAAATGAATAAAGTCAAAGAATTTAGACATTGATTTAGTAAAATCCCACGATTTAATAAATTCTTCAAATAAGAAGTGTTCTCTGCGTTTTAGAATATTTTCAGGAGAAACAAAGGACAAACAAGTGAATTTTTGTCCGGCAAGTGTGGCATCCTCGTCGCACAGGTCAACATATTTAGGATTCGACTCCCCATCAATCATTTTTCTTTCAAAACCCGACATATAATAATACATATAAACTTTTATTTATATTATATTTTAGAATTATTTTGTATTCATATATTATAAAATGAACGGTGTGTTTGATTTCCAAGAACTCGTTAAACGTGTTGTTAAGTACCTAGTTGAAGGTATTGTTGTTGCCATTGTTGCCTTTGCTGTACCCAAGAAGCAACTTAATATTGAGGAAGTTATTATTATCGCCCTTGTTGCCGCTGCAACATTTAGTATTCTCGATGTATTCATTCCGTCAATGGGTGAGACCGCTCGCACAGGTGCTGGCTTCGGTATTGGTGCAAACCTCGTCGGTTTTCCCCGGGTCGCTTAAATAATTTATAATGTTTAGATTTTATATAAATATTATAATGGATGTCACTTACAAAAACGTTATTATGTTTTACCAAACTACTTTAAGAAATGTTGGGCTTTATACGTCGATTTCATTCGCCGCTCTTGGATACAGTCGTTATTATCGAGGTAAATCGCAAACATATAACATTGGATTAATCACAATCAGTTTAATATTCAATTTAATTGCGTTTGCTATTAATTATTATTTATTAGAAGATATGGTTTCTATATTACGTACGTATAAAGAAGACCCAAATGCGTCTCTCTCATTAGATAAATGGGTGCGAATACCTAAATTGGTAGTGGTATTGCAATTAACCTTGTTTTTGTTTGGCGCATATACATTATTTAAAAATATTAAACAGTAGGGAAAAATTGCCAATCTAATGTTTTACATACTTCTTTCCAAATCATATCCTGTTCCAATTGTTTTTCACGGTCCTTCATCATCGGTATAAATGGTAAATACTGGTCTTGATCTAGCAATACACATAATTGATATAATGTGTATGTGTAATTAAAAAAATTAGTGCGATTGGGAGGACAGTGAATTGCCCACGGCTTTTGTATTTCAATAAACAATACACATAAGGTTTCGTGTAATTCTTCATTCATTATGGGGGGTTTGATTCCAAATATCGAATTAATATATTGAATATGTTCAAAATATTTATTTAATCCTAATTTTCGCAATATTTCTCGCATTTTACCATAATTTAATTGTGATTTATCTGTAATTCGCTCCTTCTTAATACGATTGCGTATAGCGTCGATGACTTGGTCTGGTATCTGGGTCGTTTCTTTTGCTTGAAATTGCGCCAAAATTTCCTTAAAATGATTTAATCGAATATACGCAGTATACGAAACTTCATTCGGGGGTTCTTTGTTTGACGGTTTATTTCCATCTATAATGTGGGTGATAAACTTTCCGCACGTTTTACTATTGCATATTAAAATTCCTTCGTCTTCTTGTGCAATAAATTCTCCTTCATTACAAAAAATACAAATATCACAGACCAATACATAATCTGTTATAGTTAACTTCTCTTCGTGAACATTTTTCCAGTAATTTTTATACATTTGTTTTGATTCACTGTATTTTTGGTCTTGTAAGTCACACGACTCTTTATTTTTAGCCTTTATTTTGAAAAACGTATTAATAACATTGCACGTTTGTTTACTGTCATTATTATTAATCTTTTGTTTTTCTTCAAAATAGTTAAATACATACTGGGAATTTTCTAGAAAATAATTATTTTTCTCTTTTTTGTGTTTCTTTATTTTTGCATTGATTTCGGCGATTTGATCCTTAATTTCCATAAAGCGATCAATATTATTCGGTTGTAACTTATTGACTTCATTTTTGAGCGCGTCTTTTTCATTTTCTAGTTTCGGTATTACCGTTATTTCTAGGTTTTCAAAATGTGCCAACATTTGGTCGTGCTTCACATCGATGGACAATAATACTGTCGATCCTTTTGTTTAGACGTCATTTAACATATATAGATTGTTAAATTTATATATATTTTTTACTATTTACTTTTTATCGTGTACGCGTGTTTGCGTTTTATTTAAAAAGCGTAAAAAATACAATTAAAAAAAGTTCCGTTAAATTATATGCAAACGACAACCACCGACGGAAAAACATCACCAAAAAATATAGAAATCAATCAAAAGAAATTTCAAAAAATGGTATTTTTAACAAATGCGATTGATGATGGATGGACAATAAAAAAATCAGGAGACAGTTATATTTTTTCTAAAAAACACGAAAACAAAAAAGAAGTATTTCAAAAAACATATTTAGAAAAATTCATATTATCAAATCAAGACATAAATACAATGCACAGCATTTAAGTTCGGTCCTCCATTGATTCGCAAACGTCAACATAAGGTTGGTGTTTGGGTTGTGCGTCATCATCATCGCTATCAAAAATATCAAATAATTCAATGTATTGCCAACACGGACATTGTGCATTTCCATCCCATATATGTTTACAATTATCACATTGGGTTACTGATCCATTATACAATTGCTCAACCGTATCTTTATCATACCCTGGATGCAGCATTTCAAAAATTTCAAAGTCGGTTTTCCCCAATTCTTTCATCCAATATACCCATTGTTCATAGCACTCTTTACACGTCCCCCAATCACCACCCACTCCCCTATTACGATAATTTAGCGTATTTATAATTTGGCACTGTTTACATATTGATTTACTACACATATAACAGTTTTGAACAGACCCATTTTTATTGCAACACTCGCATTTCATAATTTATAAAATATATTAATTGTGACAGCATAATCAATTTTTTAATAGATATTAATTACAAATATTTACTCCTATGTGCTGTAAATTTAACAACCGTTTAATATGCAGTTAAAAACGTACTATGCTGTAATATAGATCCTAAATAATTTAGGTGAAACTAATTTACTTTAATTTATTTTAATTTTCTCAAATTCTTTTCTTTAGTAACTATATAAAATGGGTGGTGCTCTTATGCAACTTGTAGCTTACGGTGCTCAGGATGTCTTCCTTACTGGAAGCCCTGAGATTACCTTCTGGAAAGTGTCTTATCGCAGACACACAAACTTTGCCATGGAGTCGATCGAACAGACTTTCTCTGGCCAAGCCGATTTCGGCCGTCGTGTTACCTGCACAATCAGCCGCAATGGTGATCTTGCTTACCGCACATATCTTCAGTTAACTCTTCCCGAGATTAACCAGAGCGTCGCAGCTGATGATGTGTACGCTCGCTGGTTAGATTTCCCCGGAGAGCAGTTAATCTCTCAGGTTGAGGTTGAGATTGGTGGCCAGCGCATTGACCGCCAGTACGGTGACTGGATGCACATCTGGAATCAGCTTACTCTTGCCGCCGACCAGTCCGCGGGTTACAAGAAGATGGTTGGCCAGACCACACAGCTTACCTACTTAATTGACAAGGATTACAGTGCCGTTTCCGGTGCCTGTGCCGCTACCGGGGCTGTTTCCCAGGTGTGCGCTCCTCGCAATGCCCTCCCTGAGACCACTCTTTACGTTCCCCTCCAGTTCTGGTTCTGCCGTAACCCCGGTCTTGCCCTTCCCTTAATCGCCCTTCAATACCACGAAGTCAAGATTAACATCGACTTCCGCCCCATTGGCGAGTGCTTATGGGCTGTCGATAACCTTACCTCTTCCGGTAAGTCTGTCTCTGCCGCTTACCAGCAATCCCTTGTTGCCGCGTCTCTCTATGTTGATTACATCTTCCTTGACACTGACGAGCGCCGCAAGATGGCCCAGAACCCCCACGAGTACCTCATTGAACAGGTTCAGTTCACTGGTGACGAGTCCGTTGGTTCTTCTTCCAACCGCATCAAGCTTAATTTCAACCACCCCTGTAAGGAACTTGTGTGGGTGGTCCAGCCTGATGCCAATGTTGACTACTGTGCTTCCTTAGAGAACACTGATGCCACTGGTTTATGGTCTCTCTATGGCGCCCAGCCTTTCAATTACACTGATGCGATTGATGCTCTTCCCAGCAGTCTTGAAGCCTTCACCACATCTGCCGGTGCTTCCGACTTTGTTAGCGGAAACCTTTTCGTTGATGGACCCGTTGATGTCAGTGGTAGTTCCACCATCGGCCCCTCCGTCGGTGATGCCGCCAGTTTCGTCCTTGCCGAATCTGCCCTCGATATGCACTGCTGGGGTGAGAATCCCGTTGTGACTGCCAAGTTACAGCTTAATGGCCAGGACCGTTTCTCTGAGCGTGAAGGTTCTTACTTCGATGTTGTCCAGCCTTTCCAGCACCATACCAAGAGCCCCGACACTGGTATTAACGTGTACTCCTTCGCCCTTCGCCCCGAGGAGCACCAGCCTTCGGGAACCTGCAATTTCTCTCGTATTGATAACGCGGTTCTTCAGCTTGTTCTTTCCTCCAACACTGTTGCTGGTTCCGCCACTGCCAAGGTCCGCGTCTACGCCGTGAACTACAATGTCCTCCGTGTTATGAGTGGTATGGCTGGTGTTGCTTACAGCAATTAAGTTGTTTGCATTATTCTTTGCAAAATTAAAAATAATTAAAAAAAAATAATTTAATATTATAAACTATTTTTTAAATATATATTAAAATTGATTTGATATATATATATAACTAAGTGTATATAAAACATAATGAGTGAGTGTCCGATTTGTATTGAGACCTATAATAAATCAAAAAAAACGAAAGTATGCTGTAATAATCCATCTTGTAATTTTAATGCGTGCAAAACGTGCGTTCGTACATATTTAATGAACTCAACTGCCGATTTACACTGTATGAATTGCCGCAAATCATGGGAACAAGCATTTGTGATTATAAATTTAAATCGTTCTTGGTTTGTAAATACATATACAGCACATCATAATAATTTATTATTTGAACGCAATAAGGTTCTTATTCAGGAGACAATGCCTGAGGTCGATACATATATGGAAAGAAAACGACTTCGTGTTAAGAATTCTCCAAAAATTAAGGAAATTAGAGAACAAATTAATAATAAAATGACCGAAATACAAAATATACTTATTTCCCAGCGAAAACACGAGGATGAGGCACGAAAATTTTATCTTGAAACATTAAGAACACTTCGCCAAGAAAATGATATCAATCGAGTCGATATTCACACTGAAATATACGAACTTCGCGAACGCAAAACTGAATTGGAAAATGCGTGCGGAATTGAAGCCGCCGATAAAAAACGATTCATAATGCCGTGTCAAAAGGAGGACTGTAAAGGGTTTCTATCTACGCAATATAAATGTGGAGTGTGTGAAACACAATGTTGTTCCAAATGTTTGGATGTGTTGGCAGATGAAACGAAGGGTGATCATGTATGTGATGAAAATCAAGTAAAAAGTGCTACCCATATCAAGGCAACCACAAAACCGTGCCCTAAATGCGGAGAACGGATTTATAAAACAGAAGGATGCAATCAAATGTGGTGTATCTCGTGTCACTGTGCATTTGATTGGATAACTGGGCGTATTGAAAATGGTACCGTACATAATCCTCATTATTTTCAGTTTCTTCGTGAAAATAACACAGGTGTTGTACCCAGACAACCAGGCGACGACCCCTGTGGAAATTACTCAATATTATTAAATTCGTGTGTTAATTACATTGGTCGTTATTTATTTAGAGAAGAAAATGATAACAAACGACACGCGTTTGACTACAATACACATTATCATTTATATGCCGAGTCATTATGTAATTTAACTCGTGTTATTTCACATTTTGAAAATGTTGAAATGACAAATGCACGTGCGCTGTTAATTCAATGTGAAAATGTAATACCGGAGCGTGTTAGATGGATTGTTAAAGATATGACCGAAGATAATTTTCGTATTTTTATAAATGATAAAAATAAACGGCGATTGAAATATACTGACTTACTTTATATTTATGAACTCATTGTTAATGTAGGAAAAGACATCATTCAGGGACTTTTGATGAAAATTACAGATAACAATATAAACATTGAGCATATCACGTTAAGGGATAAAATCAAACATACCCCAATTGAAGTGTATTTGCCACTGTTTAAGGAGGCGTATGACGAAATTGACAATTTTATCAGTTACTGTAACGACCAGTTCAAGATTATTAGCATGTCACATAATTGCAGTGTTCATTGTATATTATCTGACCGCACAACAACCCGACGTCGGTATACATCCAGTGGGAACTTTCAGACCCACCCTTGTTGTCATTATAGAATTCGATCACAGAAATCAAACATTAAGGTTGTAAAACATATGATGTTATCAAATGAAACAGCAAATGAAAAAACAGGTTAAAACCAACAAAACCAATTACATCTTTTTTTTTTCAATTTAATAATGTCACGTGTACCGTGGCACACAAGACACGCATTATCATCAATACACTGAATACATACTACTTTTCCACAATATATACAATTCGTAAGCTCGTGTGTTTGTAAACACGAAAAGCATTTTTTTGTTTCCATCTTGTGAGATATTTTTTTAGACGATGTTCGTATTGCTCCTCGTCTATTATCTATATTGGTTGTTTGTCTGATTTCGCTCGTCATTTATATCTGTATACAATTCCATTAGAATATATTTTTAAATTTAATTACTAACTCTACCACTTCTCAACGACGACAGTTTGGGATACTGAAATGCATCCATATTAATAAATACAAAGGCATACTCTTTAATATATACGAGCATATGGTCAATGGAGTTTACTTCCATAATAAAATGAGTGAAATTATGGTCATCTAAGAAGTCAGACACAGGCATAGTATGTAAAATTCCCGCATAATACTGGTCCGGTAAAGTATCTCTCAATGAATCGTTTAAATGTGATTTACCATTTGCACCCGTCCCCCACAATACCACATTGTTTCCTTGTTCAATTGCATTGACGCATTGTTGTTTCGCATAGGTATATTGTTCTTCAAATGTATTAAAAACCATAATATAATATATAACACACCATTATATTATTTTCAAATCATTTTTATTTCACGTTTCACTATAATCAAAACTATTTTTGTAAAAAATAATATAAAGTACAAAGCGTACTATTATGTAATGTCAAGTCGCTATTCAACAACACAAAATGATTTATTATTATCCAGTTTAATGAATTTTTACGTGGATAAAACACATTTGGATGCAATTATTTCGATAATAAATGGAGAAGGTAAGATCTCATTGCGTATAATAGATTGGTTTGTTACGAATTATGCAAAGGAGAAATATGTTGTATACTCATTGAATAATGATAGATTTAAAGTATTTCATGAATATAAATTAAAATTAAAGGCATATTCAAAAAAACGATTTGACCCATTTTGTAGATGGGACCGTATATGTATTCCGTATGATGAAAAACATAATATGGAAACAACTATTGGACAACTGAATTTTTTTCGATGGGCACTCGAATCCAATATTGTAAAATATATTGAACAACATTATGATGATATCGAAAAAGATATGAATTCTCGAAATACAAATTCGAGAAAAAAACAAGAACCCGCTAATGAAAACAAAACGCGTAAAAAAAGAGAAGAATTATCAGTTTCGGCGTGCAAATGTATTAAGAAGGAAAATGTACACATTGTTGTGAAATTTACGTAAAATTCTCTACGAACTCAATCATTTGATTTGTCCATAAATCAAAATATCGATTTTTATCTGAAATATTTTGAAACTGGTAATCCGTTTGCAAACGCAGTAATCTCACTGAGTTATTTTCAAATAACCACGATCTATGATATTTATCGCATTGTTGAAGATATATTAGTGGTATATCTTCTTCGCCACTACGTGAACGTGACTTAATACGCGTATGGCATATTTCGGGGGTTGCATCTATATACATAATTCCTTGGATAGGAAAATCTTCTTTGAAGATCTTATAAAATTCTAAATATATTTTATAGTTAATATTCTCAATCTTTTTATCATCGTGTAGCATTTTTGCAAAAATGTTATAATCCGCCTCTAACGACCGTTCACAAATCATTACTTTTGCCTTTGGATTGTCTTTTATATTTTGTCTCATTTTTTGGATGCGTGTAGCAAATGCCATTATTTGAAACGAAAATGCATACTTTTCTTGATCTGCATAAAATTTTTCCAAAACCGTACACCCCTCATCGTCTTTAATATTTTCCCATACATTTGTTGGTTCCAGCATAAATATTACTTCGGGATTATGTTGTAGTCGACGTTGTAGTTCATTTAACAGTGTCGACTTTCCTGCCCCGATATTTCCTTCAATCGACAATATTTTCATTTTATATAATATTATAAAATAAAATAAAATAACCAATCAATTTTATAAATACATCTTGTCTGGTTTATATTTTAAAATATCATCTACCTCACTTGTCGTTTTAAAATGTTCATCTGAGTAAATTTCTTGTAACAATATCCATTCAAACAATCCTCCATTATATATATAAATATTATGAAATCCCAGTTCTATTAATTGGTTTGCTTTTTTCATCACACTATTATCATTACAATTCCGTCCATAAATGACAATCGTTTTGGATTTAAAATCATAATTATTAATGAGTTGATTAAACAACTCTTGCTCAGCAGTATAATTTATTGTATTATATATTAAACAACCTTGCTCACTACCGATAAGAGTATTTATAATTATGGCATTATTATCGTTTATATATTCCTGAACATTTTGATAATTTATATATTGTAGATTTGTTTTCTTTAAAAAAAAGTTCAACATATTATTTGTTATTAATAATAAACACCTAATATTTATATTAATATGTGTATAAAAATTGAACGAAAAAATGTGTTGATAGAAATATATATAAAATACAATGGATCTTAGGCAACTAAAACTGACAAAAAAGGAATGGGAAAGTTTGGAAGTACCAGTAAATGGTGCGGAGAAAAATATTTTACAACTTATTAATGACGGTTATGAAAATACAAATGTTTATTATAACGATAATAAATCTCTTACATCATTCTTGAAAATCGAACCGCATAATGTTATACATAAATATCTGTATGAAAAATATTTTAAAAAAGGTATAAGTAAACTATGTAAGAAATACGAGTTCGATTATGTTCCTGAAAATACATCAAAAATGCAAAAATTAAATAGTACTGATAGTGTTAGAATACAAAATTTGGACGATAATATGGAATGTTATAAAAAAGAAATCTTTGAATATTTATTGATTGAATTGTGTGAAAATATAT